TGCCATAATTTCTCCAATTTTAACTATTAACTAAAATATACACTCAAGTTATAGATTTGTCAAGAGTTATCGAAAAGTTTTTGTTGCAGGTACTTCAAATATTTTGTTCTTTCTCCCAAATGTGTATGCTTTCTTAGGAGGTTTGTGGTAATCATTAGCTGCTTTACGCCACCAGTTAAACATATCCTCGTGTTCAGGTTGTGCTCGTTTAGCTTTGGGGAACTGGAGTAGTCTTATTACCCCTTGTCCTGCATCTATGATATCGTCTTCCTTACCACTTGGAAACCTTAGTAGCTGGTGTTCTAAATCACCCATACCACGTTTGTGAAATATGGTGTGTTGGGAGTAACGCGGCTGTAACACTGTTTCTATTCTAGTTATCTTATCGCTTTCCCATTTCAAGTCTTTGGTAATTAGGAAATGGTTACGTTTCCTCATTTCATTCTTTAGTATCCACTTGGTTACTTTTTCCAACATTGCCTTCTCAAACCCTACTGGTACAGGGGACTCTGTTATTGCCCTTAGTCTTGCCTCCATCGTAAATAAGTATTCTGAGAAAGCATCAGGTCGCATACCCTTTGCTGTTATATATGTTTCTATAAGTATGTCACTCTGCGGTGTTAGGTATGCTGGCATAATAACAGTACTGTCTGCATCTCTCCTTTCACTCCAAGCTAAGTCACAAGCTATTGCTGCCCTACAGTCACGTAGGTAACCTTTGCTAGTAACCGTACCATCTTTACTATATAGTATATACTGGTTATTCTCAATCTTCCAATACCTAAAGTTTTCTTCATGAAACCTTGCTAACTCTCCTGCTACTGGGTTGTTTTGGATTTCCTTAGCAAACACATGAGGTTTTTCCTTGCGTAGCTTCTCAAGCTCAGGCACTGTCCACTTAACATCCCACAAACTAACTAGTTTTCCTGTGTCCCTATCCTTATTAAGCCCTCTGTAGAATAACTTGTGGTACTCTGTGTAGTAATCCTTACTTACCAACTTAGCTAGTAAGCTGTCATCGTGAAGTATAGTACCAATTATGATGTATTGACAGTTACCCTTCTCACCAGCAGGCACTAACGCCTCATCAAACTGCTTCTGTAGGTTCATACGCCTCTCAGGTGACTTAACCATCTCATCATCCTCAATATCATCTACTATTATAAGGTCAGGACGATAGGCACCGAACTTTAACCCTCTTATTGACCCTATTTGCTCTGCTCCCTTACATATTATCCTAGTTTCAAACCCTCCCTGCTCTATTATGCTATCCCCTTCAGCATCTTTAGTAACCTTTATCCTAAACTCTCTAATAAGCTCATTATCCCTTATCTCTGCCTTCATAGTGTCTAGTGCCATAGCGGCTTTCTTAAAGGTATTGGAGACTATCACTATAAACCGCTTCTTCTTAAAGCATATCCGGTGGAATGGGTAGGCAAACAGTAGGATTGTACTCTTAGCACTCTCTCTAGGTGCAGCTATAGCAAGGAAGTCATTACTACAAGCTTCCTTTATAACATCCATATGGAAAAAAGGGGACTCACTGCGAAAGTGGTGGGGAAAGTAGTATCTAGCCCAAAGCATTGGATTCTTCTCGAATTGCGTGTAGATTCGCTGAGAAGCAGTAGGTACTTGAGGTATTGGCTTGGGCTTTGGCAACTTAATCCTTCCTTATTGGAAACTTACTAGTATTACATTGGAAACTTAGTGGAGCCCTTAGTAGGATTCGAACCCACAATCTTCTGATTACAAAACAGATGCACTACCAGTTATGCTATAAGGGCAAGAATACTCATATGTTGATTATATGGTTGCGTTTGATGAGGTTTACTATGTATTTCCTTTGACATACGCGAACCTTTTCCTAATTTCATAAAAATATGATATGGTTTTGGAGTGAGGCTCCCAAACCACACCCCCTACCCCTACCCCCACAATAGGCTTTTGCGGTAAAGTATTTTATTTATTAAAAAGTCGAAGGTGACAATGCGAGCGGCTCCGAATACTTTCCATTGGAAACTAATCCAGTACCATACCAGAATAATCTAGTACCATACCAGAATGAAACTAATCGGGAGCGTCATACTTTTCTTTCTTAGTTTCTAGTTTCTGATTAAGTTCGACGAGGTTATTCGCGATGTTAGATAGTTTCGTTTCGTCGAGTACGTTAAAGTTTAACTGAGTAGCGTTTGTAATAGAGACAGCGTCTGAATTATTCATTACGCCTCTAATCTTTAAGAGTGTTTTAATACTTTCCATCCTTGTAGGATTATCCCTAACCTCTACTAAATCTTTATCACAAACTATTTCTTTATTCGCTTTTGTGAGTACTGCCATCTTTTCGAGTAATCCTTCAACGCTAGTTTCTTTACTACTGTCTAAAATTTCATAAACCCTAGTTCTTATGTCTTCGCGATGCATTAAGGCAGAACTGTTAACTCTGGAAGTATTATCTTTTACAGTAGGATATATCTTTTTATAGGACTTGGCTTGGTGACCATTTTCCTTTACAAGTGTCTTGCAAAATTGTTCGTGTTTTATATTTGCTAGCTTAGGCATACAATAAATATATACTCTAGTTTAATGTTAGTCAAGGAGAAACTATTTTGCTAGTTAAATAAAGTATGTGTTATACCGACGTGGAAGCTAGCTATAAGATTATTTTAAGTACTGGCTGTAATTCTAGGCATGATTGATTTATATACTTGACATCTAGTTTATACTTTGGTATAATGTTTACAGTTCTTTAATAATAATACATCGATACGAGTTGCCATAGTGGAAGCCGGCAAGAGAAGCCACTTTAAAAAGACAAAGTATCAAAACATTAGAAAGCGAGGTGACGCCTATATTACTTTTTTTGTTTGGTAGTGTTAACTAACCGAAGCCATCGTGCTTCAAAAAACAAAGGAGACAGAAATGTCTAAAGTAAAAAAAGCGAACACTAAGAAATCTAATGGTACTACTAAAGCGAAGGTTGCTAAGACAGCAACTCCGGTAAAGAAAACGCCTAGTCGCATTTCAGTAATGCGTGACTTGATGCAGAAGGATTATTATCCTGCTGACTTCTTGGCACAAAAATCTGGAGTGAGCAAAATAACTGTAAGCGTACAAGCAAGCAGTCATTTGCCTAATCAAGGCTGGAACGTTTTTAAGAAACGTAGTGAAGGTCGCGTGCTATACCATATTAAAAAGCGTAAAGATGGGAAGCAAGGTGAAGTCACTATGGAGTCGAAGAAAGAAGGCAAGTAGTACCAGTAAAAACGGGGGGCAGTAGAAATACTGCCTCTCTTTTTTTGTGCTTTGAATTGACCTTGGATTTATCTGGTTCTACGAGTGTTTGGTTTTGGGAGTTTAGATTTGAAAATGCCGATTAAGGGTGCATCAAGTTTGCAGATTTGAAATGGAAATGAGGTTTTAGGAATCGATTGGGTTTTGGGTCGTAATGGTTAAATTTTTCTTGATTAAAATAGGTGTTGTTACTTCCTATAAAGTCAAGGTATAATTAAGGCATAGGTTAGAGTTAATGTTCATTTAAAACAAAGGAGGATAAGATGATTAAGTGTAGGGAATGTGAGATAAGTTATTGGAATAAGATTAGTAAAGAGTTCGACTGTAGCTTAGGAGCTAGTGAACAGAGTAAGTGTCCTAATACAGTAACAAGTAACATTATGGAAGATATTGAAGAAGAGTTCGTATAACAAAGGAGAAGCAGATGGGAACACAATGTCCGAAGTGTAAGGTAGACATATCCGCTGTGTTTGTGATTAGTAGGTATACGCAGATAGGTCAACTGAGTGGAAATAAGGTAGTACAGTATGAAGATGTTGATAATCCAATAGGTAGTACTATTAAGGTTGAATGTAGTGAATGTGATACAGATATAACTAAACATATAGAAACTTAGGAGGTTAATATGAATAATACACCTGATTGTTGTGACAAACCGATGGAGGAGTTGTTTAACGTAGAACATGATACAGTACACGATGAGAGTTATGATGTGATGGTTGGATATGAATGTAAGGTGTGTAAGAGAGTGATAGATACTAATGGAGAGGAGGTGGAGTAATGACAGTTAAAGAAGCATTAGGAGCATTGAGTAATGGGCATAGTATTTATAAGGTGAAGTATGCTTATGAAATATGTAAGGCGATGAAGGTTAAACCGCCGAAGAAGTTGGTACAGAAGTGGTACAGTGATAAGACTGGTGACCCAAAAGGGTTACATATGAATAAAGAGGGTGATGAGGGAGTGTATTCACTAAGTCTATCTGCATATGTGGCAGGAGAGTTAGGGGTTGCGGATAAAGCGAGAAGTTGTATAGGTAGAGGGTTTCAAGCTCAAGCCTATGCTGATGTTATTAAAGAAAAACTGAAAGGAGGAGAGTAATGGATACAGTAGGTTTAATAATGGAATATGAACAAGGAGAATTATCAGATGGTAATACGTTAAAACTGTTTAGCGAACTAGCGAGAAGTAAAATGGTATTTAGTCTACAAGGACACTATCAAAGAACATTTAATGCTTTGGTAGAAGATAACTTTATGGATGTAGCTGGTAAATTAAAAGATAAAGCGAAGGAGGTGATAGACAATGAGTAAGAACTTGTGTGGTAAGATGAGGAAAGTAGACAATCCATATGAGGTATGGGTTAATCTGGAAGCTGGCTGGGAATGGAGAGTATTGAAGAAGTACCAGACACCAGAGAAGGAGGAGGAGAATAAACACGCTAGATGGATGTGTGCTGTTAAGAGTCCGATGACTTATGGTAGCT